CCGTCTGCTTTAGCTTGCCACGCACCTTTGCATTGGTGATGTAAGCAAGGGCGCCGATGTCGGCATTATCTACCGCAACCTCCGTTTCAAGGCTCACGATATGCTCCCAGGTGGGAGGTCCACCATCCGCTGCGATAGCAACAACCCCCACACCGGTCTGATTAACCAATCCTTTCGGCTCGGCTCCGGTACCGGATCCGTGGAGTGCTGCCAGGTCGATTGCGAGGGCCAAAACACTAGCAAGATCATTTCTGACGAATGCCTCGACATCGATGGATGATTGCAGCAGAAGTTTTCTGCTGATATCGGTGAATGCACCGACCGTCTTCGGTGCGAGTGGCACCTGGTCAACGGCCTGATCGGCTTCGGTTGGAGGATTACCCTCGGCCACCCAGTACGCAGTCGCACCTCCGGTCTGCCGCGGGATTGCGATATCGCCAACCAGCCCGGTCAATACCCAGGCGCCGGCTGCCTGCACAACCATCTTGTTTCGCAGAAGCTCGATAAAACTCTGTGCAAGCAGATCCGTTGCTTTCAAGTACCCCCCCTGAGCAAGCACACCGATTGTCAGATCACGCTTTTCGGCCATCAGATTGCGCTGACTGGCTGAAAGCCAATCGTGGGGAACGAAGAAGCCGCGGGGTTCCTTTCCCATCTTTTTCATCACGGCATCGCTGGCCTCCCTCTCGAGCATCGCATCGCGCCAGTTTCCGGAAGCGGCCGCCCTGATGGCCCGGATGAGACTATACTGCTGGATCTCATTTCCGCCCATGCCGATGTTTGGATCCTGCAGGGGCTGAAGTTCGCCGACTTGTATTCCCGGTTTCGGCTGATTCGGTGGAATTCCGGCCCGCTGCTGCTCGATCTCCTGTGCAATCCGGATCTGCTCGTCCAGATCCGTAACCTGCTCCTGGAGACTTTTATCCTCTGCCCGCTCCTCATCGGTGTATTTGTGACCTTCCTCTGCTCTCTTATCGAGAATAGCCTGGCGCTTTGCGAGCAGCTCGTCTTTCTTTCTCATCAGAAGTTTGATATCTATTTTCATAATTCCATCTCCTGTTTAATAGATTCTCGCATCCGCTGAATATTATCCCTGGCTTCTTTCAAAACTTCCGGCGGCGTCCCGCCTGCCTCCCCGGGCATCCCCGGATCCGGCTTGTTCCTGAGAGCCAGTTCCTTATTTCGAGCGTTTACGACTGTTTCTTTATATGCCGGATAACTTACCGGCGAATAATCAAATATTTCCTGAAACTGTATTATTTCACGCACCTCTATTTCTACTCCATCAATCTCTTCCCAATACCAGTTGTCCCCACCCCGAGCAATGTTGAAAGCAAAAGACATTTTATCGATGATCCCATTTAGAATTGCTTCATACCCGTTTCTTCCCCATATGGTTTTTGAAACGTCGGCCCTGATAAAAACCCCTTTTTCATCTTCCTTGACTTCAAGCGTTTCGTTTTTCTTTCGGGCCATCGGCTGATCGGTTTCATGGTCCCAGAGTACCATTTCATCACTTTTCTTTAAGGCCTCCGTTGCTGAACCTTTTCGGATGATCTCTTTGAATCCCCAGAGATTGGCGTATTTTTCATATACGATCGGATATCCCTCGATGATCATTTTCCCATCATCCGTTTTGGAAGCCCGCATTTCCTGAATAGATAGATATCGTCTTTCAACATCGATTGAGCTTTTTTCTTCTTCTTTTTTTGCAGGCTCAAATGTGCCATCATTTTCTTTACAGTGAGCCTTTGCATCTTTTTCGGACCATATATCTTTTGGATATCTCATTGATTGTAATTCGCTCTCGTCTGGTCCTATGATTCCAAACACAAAATCTATGCATTTTCCGTCATGCTTTTTGTAACAGTTCTTTCTTGCATAGTTTTTATAATTCGGTGGTTTTAACCTGCAGCTGTGTTCATTTTCATATGGCATTTTATTTACCTCCTAAATACTTGCCATTATTCCGCAATCGCATCCGTCATGATAGGGCGGATGGCTGCGGTTGCTTGTAACTATCAAGGGTTCTTCGGCTCCATCGGGCTGAAAATCTCCTTTTGTGAGAAAATATTGATCTATGCCGATTACCATCCCATCAAGAGCATTGCAGTATGGGCAGCTCTTTCCAAAGGATACCGATACGATCTTTGAAATGCCCGAGAGGGCAAACACTGATTTCGCGAACGCGCTCTCTGCCCTCACCGTTTCCCGCATGGATATCTTGTCCGGCCTCTTCTCTTCCCATTCGGCAAGCCTTCTCTCAACCGCTTCCGATTCATTCTCTTTAGCCTTCTGTGCTTCTCTAATAACTGATTTTAGCTGCCCTTGAGAGGATTTTATGTGCCGGTCCACAAAGGATTTGTTGTATTCTCTTCCAAAGTTTGCGTATTGAGGAGAAATATCTAAAGAACTGTTTATTTCCTCCTGGGCCACCGGCAGAACAGCATCTGCATAACTCGAAATTAATGGAGCTGAAAGCGCATCTATCTCTTTTCCGAAATTCTGATAAAAAGTATCAAGCCAAGTATTAAATTCCGTTATTCCCTTTTTCGAGAGCATTTCCTTTATTGCTTCGCGAATCGAATCCGTTTCCTTTTTCACAATCTGCTTTCCGTATTCATCAAACTTTTTCTTGTATGCGAGAGTTATCTTCCGTCGCAATGCACTGCTCCTTTTTTGAATGATTCGGATTGCACTTTTTTCAATATTCGATTTATCTTTGTTTTCGATGGTGAGTTTTTGAGGACCAACTACCTGTTCTTTACTCAGCATATTTAGGGGGACAAGAAATACTTTACCAAGTCCATTCGGCTGAGGGTTCCTGTCCTCGAGGTCCAGAACATCATCGGCACAAAATACACCTCGGTCCAGCATTGCGGTATAGAATGCCGTTTGTGTGGCGACATCTCCCCTGAGAAGCCCTTTCAACTCGAATTTCACATAATGCGTCTGCCGTTCCTGCTCATCGAAGAGCATGATGTTCATGGTTTGTTCGATCTGTGTGGTGAGAGAAAGAAGAGAATAAACGACAAGCTCTATTCCCTGATGCTCTATATTGCTGAATGTTGCCCGGGAAAGCTCACGGATAATATGCGGGGGAAGATTGGTCCAGCGAGCCACCTCCACCACTGAAAATTGCCGTGATTCCAGTGCCTGCGCCTTCTCCGCATCTATCTCCATCGCTTTCACGTCATCCACCCCGGTGATGAATATCGCTTTCCAGTTTTTGTTTACGCCTCCGTATTTCTCATTGAAATCCTTCTGCAGTCCTGCTCGCGTCTCCTCGGTCATAGGAGCATTGATCCTCGCGATTATACTCGGATGTATACCGTTTCCGAAATACGTCGCCGCAAAGTCATCCTGGGCTTTGGCAAGTCCAAGCGATTCTCGAGCATAATGAATGATCCCTTTCCCCTGCACCCCATTCAGACTGATATGAGGAATATGAAGCACGAGATCCCTGGGTAAAGATATCAGCTGTGGAACCGGATATCCGGCTTTCATGTAGGTGAATATTTTTTCATCATTTCCCGGATCGGTCCATGTCCTGTCAGGAAGCAAGGGAATGAGCTGTTGGTTCTGATATGTTGGCCGATTGATATATGTATACCAGTTGCCCCAGAGGTATTTATGCATAATCGATGTATAAATCCATTGCCATGAGGTCATATTGCTCTCGTTCGGTTTATTATGAAGCCGATCATACAATGGATGTTCATATGCTTTTATTTTTTCTCCACTCGGTAATCGGCGATAGATCACTTTTGGCAATGAGGCGATTGTTCCTGAAAGAAAGTTTAACGCTGCGAAAAGTGACGATATCGTGAGCGAAGTAACTTCATTTACCCTAGTGCCGGCCATTGTCAAGGGCCCGTGTGTCCAATTGAGCCGCTGATCCTTGTCCCATCCCCAGAAAGCCCGCACTGCCGATTTGATACGCTTTGTGAGGTTCATATTGCCCAAACCTCTGCTTTTACCGGTTCCCCTTTTAGTAATGCTCTAGCCAGCGCCATGATGAGCGCCACAATCCCGTCAATCTTCTCAGTTGACTTGCTTTTGTCTGGCTTCACGTTTGCCGCCGGATCCGTAGTCACTACCACATTATCAGCCATCCATCTGAGGACCGGATTCCCTCCGTGTCGTATTTTTTGCATCATCACCAGCCCTAACAATTCTTTCGTCGGTGACGACATCGATTTATATCCCTGGCCGAAGGGAACACACGTGAACCCCTCAGCCTCAAGGTTCTGTACTAGTGGAGCAGCTCCCCACATGTCATATGCAATCTCCCGAATATCGTAATGATTTCCATCATTGAGAATGTCTTGTTCCATCGCCTCACAACTAATCCAATTTCCCTGTGTCGCCCTAATCAATCCATCTCTTACCCACACATCATATGGGACATGATCTCTCAAAGACCGCTCGATCATATTATCCTCGGGGATCCAGAACCGAGGCAGCACGTCAAAAAACCCATCATCCCGAGGAAATATCTTCACGAATGCCGCAACATCTTCACGACTCGCCAGGTCGAGGCCTGCGTAACAGGGTTTTCCTTTCAGGCTTCTCACATTCACGGGTTTCGCGCATTTATCCCAGAACTGCATAGAAAGAAACCGTGTCTCCTGTCTCGTCCACTGATTGAGCCGAAGGCGCCGGAACAAGTTCTGTTTCGCCGGGATGTTTTCCGCCTCCTTGAAGGCAACCCGCAACTTCTCGATCGGGATAATCTCTCCGAGACTCGGATTCACCCTAGACCAGTTTTTCTCATCCCGCCAGTCCTCCTCCTCCGGTAGCGTATATATCACCGGCAAGAAGTGAGGATCCTCGATTATCCCCTCAAGGACTTTGTGGGCATAATCGTGAACCTCCCAGCAGATTGAGTTCCGGTCGTAACCAGCGGTCGTCATGGCAAAGGTCAATGGCTGCGTCCTCGCATCGCCGGCACCCTCGGTGAGTACATCCCAAAGCTCCCGGGTCGGCTGCGCATGGAGCTCATCGAAAATGCACCCATGAATGTTGTAACCGTGCTTTGTATACGCATCCGCAGAGAGCACGTGATAAAAGCTGTTCATCTTCGGGTACAGGATACGTTTCGTCGACCTCAGCACCTTGAGTCTATTCTCCAGATGAGGTTCCTGGTCGACCATGAAGGCAGCAATATTGTATACTATCGCCGCCTGTTCCCGGTCGCTTGCCGCCGAATAAATCTCAGCCCCGAACTCTCCATCTGCGACAAGAAGATAGAGTGCGATCGCAGCACCGAGTTCCGATTTTCCATTTTTCTTCGGGATCTCGATGTAGCATTTCCGGTAAAGCCTGTTCCCATCCTCATCTACATTGCCAAAGAGCGGTTTTAATACCTGGTCTTCCTGCCAGGGCAGTAAGTTAAACGGCTTCCCAGCCCATTTTCCCTTTGTGTGCTTGAGCTTTCTGATAAATCTGATCGCTCTATCTGCTTTTGTTTCATCGTACACCTAATAGATCTTCCCATTCGGATTCATCATCCCTGAGCTTTTCGATGTTGACCTTCGTTCTCGAGCTCGGCGTCATGCCGAACTCAGACAAAAACATCCTCATCTGATGG